AATTACTTGCAGTCAATCCTAACACGTCTGCGGGTGATCCTTCTATTGTTGTACCTGTCACACCATATAATGCACGTTGTTTACCTATGGCTTCAATCATCTCTCTACGTTTCTGTGCTTTACGTAAACTGAATGCTGACTTCTCTGTTGCTATTTCAAAATTAACAAAATTTGCTTTCTGTGCCAATATTTGTGAATTCATGTAACCTTGTAATATGTTACCACCGGCACTGATTGCTGGTAACACAAATTTTGCCGCGTTGGCTAGTGTTGACAGTGTTGATGTTGTTGATGCTGTGGTTGTTGCCGCGGCACTTACTCCACCGGATGTGGTTAATAATGACGATGCGGCCGCTCCACCTGTTGCGTAGATTGCCGCTCCTATTAATGCTGTTTTAATTAATTGATTCCTTGGTGCACACATGGTTAAGTTCGTTTCCTCTCGACTATAAAAATTTGTTCATTGCCCTGGAAATACCGGTCAATCTTGTTAAACTTTAACATATTTAACCATTTCACGCTCTGATGGTGTCTGCTCCACACCTGTACCAGGTGTCGTTTGTCAGGGTGTTTCTGCATACTTCTTTTGATCAGTTGCTCGGCCTCACCTGATATCCTGATGAAGAAATCATTGGCCAACGGTGTGCCTATGAACCAGTACCACACTTCATCTCCTATCACGTGTGTGCCCGCGGCCAGGAAAGGTATGTCATGGCACGTGCCAGTGACCCCGTCTTCCAGGTCATCGAACTTCCTGATCAGCCTGTCCCGTGTGTATCCCATCAAGGTTATCTCCTGCAGGTCCACGTCTCGGCAGTTGTTGATCACGTATTCGTAGTGTTCAAAATTTAATGGATGTCTGACCGGTTGTCTAACCAGCGTCTTGGAGTTTGCCTCCAGCGAATTTAACTTCATTAGTCATACTTAACAGGGTGCATGATAACGGTTCGTCACTCTTGAATGTTGTCTGCGGTGTGGTAGCGTAACCGCTCAACCTCACACGTTTCTGTCCCGTGAAACCATCTATGCCTTGGTTCAACAGTGATGTGCCAAATGTCCTGAATGGTACCACTATGTCATCCACCTTGCAACTCTTTGTGTTTTGTAATTGTAATTCACACAGCACTTTCCTGACCTTCTCACCCAGTGTGCTCTGTCCATTTGAATTGAAAACGATTGGTAAAGTTTTTGCTGTGCTCTCGTAGTTGTGTCCAATCTGTGTTGATGAACTTGATCTTGTAAGTGCAAAATTACCAGCCGCGTCCACTGTGATTTCAGGATGTAACAATCCATCCGCGACCACCTTGACTGTCCTGCCTTCCAGTCCCTGTGCACCTTGGAAACTCGATCCAGTGATGCTGGTCGTGTGGTATGAGTCAAGGAATACGTCATCCTCTGACCATTTCTCCAGGAACACACCCGCGTTCAGGGTTGATCCGTCGTTGTCGTATCTCTGTACCAGGGTGTACAACCTGTCATCGATCACTGTTAGGTCTTTGAAGTTGCCATCAGTGGTAAACTTCATCCAACCAACAACTGAAAATTCTGTGTTGACACCTAACACACCCAGGCTACCGTCTGCGTTTGTGCAGAACACGTAGTTGGTGTTGGTGTTAGCGTAGTTGGTCAATACCGCTATCCTGTCAGCACCTGCCAGTATGTCATGGTGTACCAGCGAGTAGTTCTTGGCCGAGTATGCATCCGTGTTGAAGTTGTACACGAATGCCCTCAACTGTTTGCCACCCTTGGCCACGAATAAAACTTCATTGTCAACGATCTTTGGTGTGGTCACCCCTGATCCTATGCCGTACCCTGTCTGTTTCCTGACCAGCACGTTGCTTGGTGTCACAGGTTCTCCTGACATGTCAAACTCACCGTCTGACGTGAATATGAAAAGTGATTGTTGCGACACAAGGTGTCTGATAGCGTTGACACTGTCTGACGCTATGGTGAATTGTATGCCAGCGTCATCCGTGATCGCTCCAGTGACGTCTCCGTTGTCGTCCACGACCCTGGTGTAGTTGTCAAAGTTGAAAAAGTCTCCGGACTGTGATCCAAAGAGCGTCTGTGGTTTGTCCCTGCTTCCCCCAAACATCAGTCTGTTCTGGTGGAAAGTGACCGATCTCGGCCAACCACCTCCCAGTGTTGTGGATAGATTACTGAAAGCATCTATCTCCCACTCGTGTCCTTCAGCGGCTTCGTTGTCAACCAGGTCGTAGATGATATCACAGACTGCCACGGTTGAACTTGTGATTGATGTTATCTGTGCCTGTCCACCGTTGATGTCTATCTTCATGTTGACGTGTCCATCCGGCCATGCCGCGTCGACCCAAGCGTAACTGCCTGATGACAGTGTGAAGTTGATGTTGTTGCCAGAAGCACTGGCTGGTGTCAGTGTTGTGCCAAAGTTGAAGTTGGCCTGCGGTAGATGATCAAAAGAGAGATAGCCACATGTCCAGTCACTGTTGGTTGCACCCCTGACCAGTTGCAGTGGTCTAACATCTGGATGTACCAGTATCATGTAGTCAAAACTCTGTGTGAATCTTATGTCCGCTATGTTTGAAGTTGTTATGGGAAAAACGTTGCCATCTGACCCGTTGGTCAGCACCGCTACTCTGACATCTTGGTAATATATGTGTATCTTGGCCGCGTCACTGTCGTGTGCTGGCTCAAGTATGATCACGTATTCTTGTCCGTCAGCGAATTTGAAAGGTATCAACCTCGATGATACATGGAAACCTGCTGTGGTCAACGTTGATGAACCATCTGGTTCGGTCGTGTTGTCTGGATCCGCTGATATGAATTGGAATCCCCTACGTTTCTGTATGCCACCCTGTGGTAATATCAGGAAATTTGACAGTTCTGCCAACCCTGCCCTGTAGATCGGTGTGTCATTACGACCAAATATGTTTGGTCCTACCTGTCCCTGCGTGAAATTAGTTTGCGAATATTTTCTTATTGTCATTTTTAGGTATTACTGTGTCTTAACCTTCTGTTGGTCAGACCTGTATTACCCAAATGTGCTTCAACATATCTGCCCGGTGGTACTATGTTATGTGGTGGATTCTCCTGTCCGTCCGCTATCCTGGCCGCTCGTAGTTTGGCTTGGTAGTCTCCGGCCAATCTCTGTGTCAGTGTGCCCACTCCAGTGATCGCTTCGTTGATCTCCAGTGCCACTTTGGCTATCAGTGTCTCTATGAAGAACACCGGCATGTCATCTTCCACTATGTTTTTGACGTATTCTATGTTCAGTGTCTGCTCGTTTGAGAACACTTTGGCACCTTCTATGCTGTAATCTTCCTGATAATGTCCATCAGTGTCAAAGAAACCCTTGATCCTGATTACGTCACCTGGTAGACTGAACACGTATAGATATGATTTGTTGGTTGGTGTCTCGTTTAACCTGTTCAGTGCCTTGTTGGTTATGGCAAAATTCCAGAACGTGTAGTATAACAGACCGTTCCTGACGTTGTCATACATGGTTGAACACACGTTTGCCTCGTGTGATCCGTCTGTGAATGAACCTATTGTTGCGGCACCACATTTTGTTAGTGCTTGGTTTGATATTGAAACTTTGCTTTCAGCCATGGTTGAAATCCTTTATTCTATTATTTAGCGGACATAAAAAAAGACAGGCCCCACAATCCAATTGGAGGCCTGCCTTGATGTAGACTGAGGGGTCGCAGATATTACTCTGTGACCTCCACTTTTACAACACCGTCTGCATCGATCACAGTTGAACCACCAGACATAGTACCAAGTACTAGGTGTGATGCCTTCTGTGCAACGTAGTCGATTCTAGTTGTGATGTCCTGTGCTAACGCTAGACCTACTGAATCTTTGTGTATCGCGTAACAATCTCTTTGAACAGAATTTTTTGTTAAAAGAGTTGACATGATCACTCTGAAACCGAACACATTTGGAATGTATCCTGAAGTAAGTGCAGTGTTTGATACTAAACCATCAGCCGCTGTAACAAGGTTACTGTCTGTTAATAAGTCAGTCAACGCTTGCGGAGAGATGATGATGCATCTGTCGTTAGTTGGGATGTCAAGAGCGTTCATCGCTTCATGCACTTCTAAAAATTTCGCTTTAGTAAGTCCAGATCCCGCTGACACCTGTGTAGTTGGTGTAGAGGCATCTAATGCGTCGATGATCTCTTGGTCTACCGCTCTGTTTAATCCAGAAGCGATCGCTCCTGCAAACGTGTTTCTCAAGTCTATGTTGGTTTTGAAGCCATCCATGTCGTCAATGTACTCACCAGAGTGGTAATTGTTAAGTGTAGTTGTTACAACACTGTTCTGTGCTGTACCACCTGTGTATGCTCCTGAACCCGCAAAAGATTTGCTCGAATCAGACATAGCAGTGATATCTTCAAATCTTGCTTTGTTCTTGATTGAACCACCTTTTGAAAGTTTGTGGAACTTGTAAGTTGAACCAGTAACGTTTCTTACAACTCTTACTGCGTCAACTAAATTTGATGATGTTTGTTGGTACGCTTGTTTTACATCATCACTGAACATAGTAACGAATGAATTCGATACAGATGTTCCTGCGTTTGCTACTAATGCCATTGTTATGGTCTCCTTGTAGTTTTAGTTGTTGTTATAATAAACGCTGGGAATTGTGTTGGTTGTTTTTGGGGCCTTGCGGTTGTCCTTACTGGCAACGAACGTTCTTTGCTTGTGATTCACAGCACCACCAACTGGCCTAAAGTATTAGACATCAGCGGGCCTAACGGTTGTCCGCAAACATATTTAACCTCGGCTGGTGAAATACTGGTCCACCGTGATCAGTATTCGTGGATAGTATTCCTGTATGGTCTTGAAGTTCTTTTGATACCTTTGCCTGTGCGGTTGTGCGTTGTCCTGCGGTTGCCTGTATATGCTCTCCACCCCTCCGTCAAAC